GTGTATTGACAAACACCATCATTTGCGGAAAATTTAATGAGATGAAATGTTGATGATGAAGTTCAAATTCGTGTTCGCGTAAAACTTGTGCTATACGCAACCACCAATTATCTCTTCGTTCAAGATCATTCATAGGTCTTCTTTGTCCTGTATGATAAAGAGGTAAATTATGAGTTCGTCTGTAGTTCCAAAGTTTTCTTAATCTCTTCATGTCTTGTTTGGATAGTAAAGTTCGTGTATACGGATTTTTAATATCTAATTCTTGATGAGCCCATTGAAGCATAGAACGTTGATCGAACCACCATATTTTACCATCTTCTTCTATAGCAAAATAATCGTGTGGATGAACTTTATCTTTTTCTTCTACAGTAACTAAATCTTCATCATTATTACAGATAGAACGTTTGAGGACACCAGGACCTGCTAAACGAATAGGAAGACGAGCAAGAAAACCTCTACATAGTGCTTGAATCTTAACAATGTTCTTTTGGAGAGATGGTTGATTTGCAATCCAAGTCTTTTTATGCTTGCTTTTCATATGAACACCACAAAAAGGAAGTTTGGATAATGCTCGCCGTTCACACCTGTCCAAAGATAATTTATTTTTACATGCTAGACAGCTCATTATATGATAAAAAGAATATGCTGCGAAAATAGAAACCTAAAACGGATCCGTATTTAATCTAGAATATAAACAGTCCCCGAGGCAATAAAGAAATGGTACAAGACAAAGCAACAATCTTACAAAATATCAAGGACTGGTTTAGCGAACGAGAAGAATTCTGGTGTGATAAATGGGACGACGAAATTGTAGCAGTGTATACTTACAGCGATTACGAAGAAAAATTAAAGGAAGATGTTGGATACTATATTAATAACGGAAATGACTTTACAAACTATGTTGATTATGCAAAATTTATATTTGACAAATACAACCTTCCACTTCGAAGACTTACAATTGTATTTAGAAATCCAGAAGGTAAATTATACGAATTATTTGATATAGATGAAGACTATCCTCAATGGAAAGATGATTATTATAATTTCTATTTAAATGTATTTACTACTGAACTATTTATTGTTGAAAATTATAATGTTCGAGATTGCTGTGATTAATGTAACCAGTCTTTTTTACTTTACCAAAACGGATCCAAGATTCGTCTAGGAAGTAGATAGCACCCAAACAAGCAAAGAATGACAACTATAAACTTACAAGAAATCACAATCTTAGGAGAAATCAAAGACTGGTTTACTGGACGCGAACAAATCTGCTGGAACACTGATAATATACAGGTTTATACTTATGATGATTATGTGGAAAATTTAAGAAAAAGAGTTAGAATGTACAGAAGAGATGATTTAGACTTTGAAGAATATATTGATTATTCAGAAATTGTAATAGACCAATACAATCTTCCAAATAGACGAACTATAATTGTATATAAATCTAAATTAGGTAATTTATATGAATTATCCGAAATAGGTAATGTATGTCCTAAATGGAAAAATAAAATTTATAAATTCTTTAAAAAAGTAGCATGTACTAGTAAGTTATTTATAATTCAAAATAATAATATTCGTGATTATCGTTAAATAATGTAACCAGTCTTTTTTACTTTGCATGTTTGGAATCCGACACGGAAATAAGAGCGCAAAACGGATCCACGGTAAATTAGAAAATACAATACCATAACCCAAGAAATAGAAATGTCCGCTCAATCCGTAGTCAACGTCTGCAAAATCAACGCATCCGATATTCAATTCTCTGAACCAAAGCGTAATAAGCAAGGTGGTGTATCAGTCGCATTCAAGTACAAGAGTCAAAATGTACAATTTCGATTTCCACAATTCGGTTTCCCAGCAGGTTGTCTTGTAAAGGAAAACGAAAACAAGGATGGAAGCACAACTACATCCTACTCAATGTCAGCTTCTCTTCAAGGTTGTGATCCATACGGACAACAACCAGCAGCAGGAGCAGATGATGTATCTAAGGCATACAACTTCCTTCGTGACTTCCAAGAAGCAGTTATTCAAGCTGCTGTCATAAACTCTCCAGCATGGTTTGGAAAGAAACGAGGTGAAGAATCCATTCGCGACTCATTCAACAAGTTCTTAAGTGTATCTGTTGACAAAAGCAGTGCTGGTGAATGGGTACCAAACGGTAAATATCCTCCTTCTCTCCGCTTCAAACTTCCAGTCTATGACGGAAAAGTATCAATGGAAGTTATTGATGAAGAAGAAAACGATGTCCCTCTCACACCAGGTGAATTATCTTCAACATTCACCAAAGGATGTCAAGCAAAGATTGTAGCATCAGGTAGCATCTACGTCATCGGTCAAGGATTTGGTGTAACTTGGAAACCAAGTTATGTACAAGTCACAAAGCGCAAGCGTCAAACTGCTCGCGACATGTTCAAAGAAGATGAAGATGACTCTGAAAATGCTCCAGCACCAATTCAAGGCGGTGCTCGTGCTGCTCTCAATGATGACGAAGAAGAAAACACTGGTTATGATGTAGATGACAATGTAGCAGAATCACCTGCTCCAGCAGCTCCTACACCTACCATTGTAGAAATCCCAGAATCCTCTTCTAAAGCTCCAGCTGCTCGTCGTCGCAAGGCATAAACTCGGGTATCTGAAGGAGGCGCATAAATAATACCATCATCATCAACAAATAATGTAAAAAAAACATCATAATGTGCCTGATGTTTTTCCATTTGGCACCCTGAATGACCTCCAGAACCGCAACGAATACAAACTGCTTCAGGATCTTGATAATCTAAAATATCTTTTGGTCGAAGAATAGTCAGAGATGTTCTGTTTCGTAAAGATTCAACTGTAGTCCAACCGTTTCGAATACAGTCTTCAAATGCAGTAGCAGACATAATGTGCCATAAAGTCTTGTCTCTTGAAACCCAATCTTCTTGAAGTAATGTAGAAAACTCGTTATCACGAATCCAGTAGCAGAGGTGATCTTTTTCACCTTGATGTTCTGCTAGTCCTACACGCTTATTTGAATCATCATATAACCAATACACCTGAAATGTATCATCTGAATATTGTGGATCTAAGTTTCCACGAAAGACAAGACGACCATCGTAGTTGTATTCTTCTACATCGGTATCTAAATCAAAATCAGTAATATCGGTTTCCGCTGGATAGACGATATTACGACGAAGCGATAACATTATGGAGTATAAACAAGTTTTATAAATAAATATCCCGCGTAAATCTCCAAAAGTTTAACTAAGGTATGCTCTACTGAGTTCCCATGACGAATTTCACCTTGAAAACCAAAGAAGCGAACATCCATAAAGTATTGTAATAAATGGTAACCTACGATTGGTATGATTGTCCACGGAACGAAATAGATAATCATACCACTTAAAAAATGTATAAAAATGTAAATTGTGTCCTTATACCATATTCTCATCATGAGAAGGAGACTGTTATTTTTACATCATGTTTTTTCAATGATTTTGTTGCGCTATGAGAAAGTTCGTGTCGTTTCTTGCGTGTATGTTCTGTGCTGTTCTTCTTTGGTTCACCAGTAGCATTCATACGAGTTTCCATATCAGCATGAATATCATCACGATGAGCAAATAAGTATTCAATTACATCATCTTCCATTGCCCAAGCAAAGAAGTTCAATTGACCGACAGTTGTTGATATTCCTTGGAAGTCAATACGAGTATGACGGCAGAAAGGATCAAACATCTTTTTGCTATACGCCTTCAAATGAGACTTGTATGCTAGATAAACTATGACGTGTTTTCCTGCTTTTGAAACATACGAAACATTATTCAACTTTGAATAATTGGTCACAAACCAGTCCAAAATACGAAGAGATATTTCGGTTTTGTTAGCAAGAATATCACGAAGTAATGTTAATCGTTCTGGTGTGTAAAATGCATTTAATCGATGGAGAACCCAATCTTCTTGTGTAGAAATGGTTGAAGTCATTATTTAACTGTATATCTTTTCTGTAAATCGGATTACGAACTACCCTTGTATATAATATACCAATATGGAAGTCTTTGAGCTTCCCTTAGACCAGTGTACTCATTTGCGAAAGAAAATTAAACAGATTTGTGTAAGACATGGATACAGTTTTAAACATTATCAAAAGCAAGTTTACAAACTTTTGGACACCTACCTTGGCATTTTATGGAAACGGAAAAGGGCAGTATTCAGGGTTCTCCGCGACTACGGGATCGCAGACCAAAGATCAGAAGGGTGGCATCAACGCCGTTCGGAAATGATTACTGCCTCAGAAGTCACAAAGGCATTCAAAACAGCATCACCATCAGCAAAGAAAGAACTACTTATGCGAAAACTAGAAGGGCCAAAAGAAAGTCAAGGAGGAACGGGTATAGCAGCATGTATTTGGGGAACACAATTTGAACCTTTAGCAAAAGAGATATATTCAGATATTCAGGGTGGAGCAGAAGTCGTAGATACAACCTGTGTCGTTCATCCGATTCATAAGTTTATCGGTGCGTCTCCTGATGGAATTGTCTTAATGAAAGATAGGTTGGATTATCGTTGGGGGAAGTTAGTTGAGTTTAAGTGTCCTATCAGTCGCAAGTTTACACAGGAGAGTCCTATACCAAACGATTATTATCACCAAATGCAACTACAGATGGAATGCACAAATATAGATGAATGTGATTACGTAGAAATGGAATTCAAAACCTGTGGAAAGACGGAATGGACTGCTTCTACTTCACCTTACAAAGGAGTATATGCCATCTACGATAACGGAAAAGTAGATTACAAACCAAAAGAGATGGATTACACAGTATGGCGAAAGTCCTTAGAAGGTGAAGAGTTTCGTATTCTTTACTGGACCTTGAACAACATCCGTATTGAAAATGTTCGTCGAGATCTTAATTGGATGAAAGAACACTTAGATGATTTTATTGAGTTCTGGAAGATGGTGGAAGACTGTCGTCGTGATCCATCTAGAATAGAGCATTATATCCCCACCACTGTCCAACCCGATGCCCCGTCTGTTCCCCCTTTGGAGGTTTGTGAAAGTCCGAAGCCCGCAAGTGCGTCGTCTTCTGAGCGTAAGACGACAATTCGCCTGTTTCTTGGAGACGCTGACTTGTGCGATCAAGAAATTCAGGAACCCCAAAACCTTCACGAGATCCAGAAAGGAGAACTCCTGCAACAATAAGTCCTGCGATAGCCAAAGCAAGAAGTGTTGTATTTTTCATTCCGTATTATGTAAAATGGATAAAACAATTACAGGAAAGAATAATAACATACACAGATGCCGACTACTGACGAAATCCTTCGCCTCATGCTTTCCCAACGCGGAATCAATACTGAAACGCAAGAAGTCATTGAGTCTGACTTTCCTGCTATCGTAACCAAGATCTCAAACGTTATTGTATTCACCAGTAACCGTGCCAGAATACACGAAAAAGATATTCCCGTAATCGTAGATTTAACTCGACAATATGGTGGAACATTAGGTATTATTATTGTTCCTATCCCCGCGTCTGAAAAGGTTCTACAAACAATTTGTCAATACTCTGATGTTCTTCAGTTGTTTCACGTTGCTCAATTAACGTTCGATATAACTAAACATCGCTACGTTCCCGCTCATCGTATCATCACTGAAGACGAAGGAAAAGCATTATTTGAAAAGTTTGGAATTGACTTGAATAAGATTACTGATAAAATGCGTCAAGACCATATTGAACTTACTGCTGAACAACCATTACTTCCACAGATTGCAATGAAACACAAGGAATACATGCCCATGCCATTTATCTGGTCTCAAGATCCACCTGCTCGTTGGATTGGTGCTAAACCAGGTGATATAGTTGAAATTATGCGTCTTTCTGAGACAGCAGGTGCGACACCTTATTATCGATTTTGTGTAGCAAGTGTATAATATAGATGAACAAGGACTTTGAGGATCTTCTTGCTCAGTATAAGTCTAACTACGTTCAATTTTTGTCTACTGGAAACAC